TGGTACTGCTTCTCTTCGAAACAGAATGACATTTCAGGCGCTTCTTCAAGGCACTGACGTTGTATTTAGTACCAACACAGTTGACTTAAGCAGTATTATTAGTGATGATACATGGTTTCATGTTGTCTTTGCTACTGAAAAAACAAATGGCACCAGGAGTAGCAAAATCTATATCAATGGAGTGGATAGGACAGACACCGACACCAGCGCCACATTCCGTTTCGGAAATATCTCAGCTACAGGAGGCCTTATTGGAGCTCAAGATTTTATCGGAAGCATTAGCAATTTCACCGAAATGAATATTGATGAATGCAGTGTATACAGTGAAGCATTAACCTCGTCAAAGGTAACAGCCATTTACAATGGCGGAGTTCCATTAGACGAATCCTCAAGAACTGGCCTTATTGGTTATTGGAGGTTTGGAGACGGTGATAATCTGTCGGGAACCACCGTCCTGGATCAAAGTTCAAACAGCAACAATTTTACACTTTCTGGTGCTACATTCCTTAAAGACGCTCCATAATGAGTCTAGAAAGAACATACGCTATTGTCAACTGGTCAGATGTCACAGATGAAATGGTGGCTCAATTATCTATTAAAAACAAAGACGATCTCAGAAGATCTGTTTCTGGAACAGATAGAGCTATTTTAAGCTGGGAGGGATCAATACCAAATGGCTTAGAGTCTCATCAAACCTATAGTCACTCTGAGATAAAAGCTATTGTAACCGACGAGTCAGGAGATTGGTGGGATGATACACAACTTCCAGAGTAATCATGGCAAAGCAAGTAAACCAATATGCACCCCCCTCTAACACGAAGCGCCCTGGAGTGCATTCTAAATCAAAGACTTCAAATCACAAAGCTTCTAAGAAGTATAAGAAGTCATACAGAGGTCAAGGCCGCTGAAACAACGAGTAGAATCGTTGAACCAAAAGCCGAGCCTTCTGAGTAAGGGCATACCTTACCCTGTAGTTGTATTTGGTCTCTTCTCTAAACAAGTGATCTTCCAGGGTAGTTGATGGAGTCATCTTATCAAAGTGTTTGTATACGTAACCCTGGTTAACTAACTCATATACAATACGTTTGCCTATCTTCTTTTCAGAGTATTGATACTTCTCTGCTGCGTACTTAAGAGTCCAAAACTCTAGATCGTAAGCCCAGAGCATAAACATCAATTCTTTCTCAAAGATGTCGTTCTTCTTACAGAAGTCTAGGATGTTGATTCTGAGATCTTTAAGGAAGTTGTTTTTTACGTATCTTTGATTGAGTACGGAAAACTCTCTAAAGAGTTTCTTTTTGGCAACTTTACTCTTAGGCATCAATTATGAGTTTCGAGATGTACGAAGATATGCAGGAGGACGGCTTTTGGTTTGAAATTCAAGAGATCTCTGGTGCCATAAATGAAATAATACACAAGTATGGCTATGAAGACAGGGTGCTATCAAGCATTGTTGTCGGCTTGCTTACTCCTCTTGGCGAGGATCAAAGTAACATGAAGGCCTTTTTTCATCACAACCTTGATAGTGAGGGAGAAATGCAGGCTGTATGTGACTTCATGAGAGATTCTTATGAGCCCCAAGGTCCAGATCTAGATGATCTATTGAACGGACTGGGGATATCACTTAATTAAAATGAAAGGACTTATTAGAAAAATTATCATCGGAAGAGATCCGAAGGATGGAATGGCCTACTACGTAGGGATGAGAGCAGGTAAGGGGGAAGTGTCTACAATTATATTGGATGATAGACACATGCACCTGCATGGTAAAACTAGATACCTTGTATATATTAGCACCGAAGGATCAGAAGTCCTTTGGAAAGCAGTGGATGAAATGCCCTGCATAGTTGAATTTGATTTAAATTTTTAATGAAAAGCATGCAAGGCTTTGTCGTTGAGATCCCCAAGAAACTCAACGACACCCTGACTCTAAAAAACGGAGTCGAGCTGTACGTCGAAACTAAGTTTGATCAGTTTCGCCACAGGACCACTAGCGGAAAGGTTGTCGCTCTACCAGCTCGCCACGACAGCGATGTACAGATTGGAGATACTTTGTACTTCCATCACCTGGTTGTAATCAACGGAGGTACTCCTTTGCCAGGATTTGAAGACTGTTATACAGTTAGATATGATCCCAATACGCCGACAAGTTCTCACGCTATAGCATACACCCCTGAAGGATCTGAAGATATCATCATGCTTTCTAAGTGGTGCTTGTTAGAGAGCATAGAAGACAATGATGAGCCAGAGTCTGAAATCATAGAGACTGTCAAGCTGGTAGAAAAGCCTGTTGCTAGAGCAAAAGTATTCAGAGCATGTAGCAACTCCAAAGACGAGTATGGTATTGAAGAGGGCGACGTTGTAGGTATTAGGAACAAATCAGATTACAGGATAGTAATCAAGGATGTTGAATACTATAGAACTCGTCCAGATGATATGCTATATGTAGAAGTTGACACCCATGAATAAAGACCACCTCATGGAGATTCTCGAAGAGGAGGAGTCCTTGACTGCTGATGGGTTTGATGATGCTTTGATAGGATGTACCTACGGGGCAAACGTAGTTGCTGTATATGACATTGATAAGATGATTGAAATCCTCATGGAGGAGGGGCTTGACTGGGACGAAGCAGCAGAGTTTTTAGATTTCAATGTGGTTGGAGCGTACGTTGGAGAAAAAACACCTAAATACATAAGGTTTGTCACGGAAGAAGTTCACAACGATTGAGGCTGCTCAGAGGCTTATGGGTTCAATGGAGGTTGCTATTAACAACATGATTGACGAAATAAAGAAGCCTGTCGATCCAGAAATCAACGGTAGTGCAAGGAAAGCAGAACTTCAGTCAATTAAACAAACTGCAACTGACTGCAAGGAGCTTATTGTTGAAAGACAAAGGTTGGAACAAATGATAAAGGATCTTAGCACCAATGGATCAATCGAAGAAGCAAAAGACTACAGCGGAGGTTTCGCTGAAAGATTCTCTAAATGATTGGAAAGAAATAGTATGGCAATACAATAAAATAGATTTTAAGTTCTGGGAAGAATCCTGGAACGAAGAGTTTGAAGATTAGGTTGGTAATCGCCAGACATCCCCTCTACGAAATACGGGGAAATCAAACTGGGGCGTAGTTCAGTTGGTTAGAACGTCTGTCTTATATACAGGAAGTCGTGGGTTCAAGTCCCGCCGTCCCAACCACGCGCTCGTAGCTCAGTTGGATAGAGCATCTGCCTTCTAAGCAGACGGTCACAGGTTCGAATCCTGTCGGGCGTACAATACAATTAAATGAACAACTTAGTAGACATAGAAGAATATGATCAGCCTGCTATCTCAATTTGCCCCAACGGTACGAAAGGTGAGAGTGTTCAACTTGGTGGGTTGGTCATTATACTTCCCTCTCAGCCTCCCAAAAAGGAAATTGATGGATATGGAAGTCCAAACGACATGCAGTTGTGGAAGAGGGTTCCTATGCCACAGGAGCTGTCTAGGATTAAGTCTATGGATGAGTGGGGGGAGATGCCAAGGGAGTTTCGACAAAAGTTTTCTCCGTATATCGAGGAAGAGTTTCGCCGTAGGCGTGAGGGCTTTTGGTTTTATAATAACGGTGTCCCTACATATATTACGGGTAGGCACTACATGATGCTGCAGTGGACCCGAATGGACGTCGGGTATCCAGACTACTTAGAGTTTCAAAAAGATATTTTCGTACATTTAGCTGCGTGTGAGGCGGACCCCCGATGTATCGGGCAGCTCTATACTAAGTGCAGACGTAGCGGATATACGAACATCTGCTCGTCTGTGCTTCTTGACGAAGCAACACAAGTCAAGGATAAGCTCCTAGGAATCCAGTCTAAAACTGGTAAGGACGCACAGGAAAATATCTTCATGAAGAAGGTGGTGTATATGTTTCGTCACTACCCCTTCTTCTTTAAACCCATTCAGGATGGTACCACTAACCCACGCATGGAGTTGGCTTTTCGCGAGCCGAGTAAGAGAATCACGAAGAAGAATAAGACTACGCAGACGGGCGAAGCTCTTAATACGGTAATTAACTGGAAGAATACAACCAACAACGCTTACGACGGAGAGAAGTTGCATCTACTCTATCTAGATGAAGCTGGTAAGTGGGAGAAGCCTACAGATATCAGAGATGCTTGGAGGATACAAAGAACATGTCTTATTGTTGGTAGAAAGATTGTCGGTAAAGCCCTGGTAGGCAGTACCGTCAATCCAATGGACAAAGGAGGTAAAGAATACAAGGATCTTTGGGAGGATTCAGATCCAGTTGCTCGTAATGCAAATGGCAGGACTAGATCTGGCTTGTATAGATTGTTTATCCCTTCGTATGAATCTTTAGAAGGCTTTTTTGATGTACATGGAAAACCCATCATTGATGATCCTGATAAGCCTCTGGTTGGGCTTGACGGCGATCACGTTAATATTGGTGCTAAAACCTTTCTCAAAAATGAAAGAGAAAGTCTTAAGAGCGATCCGTCAGAACTTAACGAGGTAACTAGGCAGTTCCCGTTTAGTGAAGATGAAGCCTTTAGAGATAGCATCAGTGGAAGCATATTCAACATTGGAAAAATCTATCAGCAGATTCAGCACAATGATGAGCTGTTTCCCAACCCTATAGTTAGAGGGAACTTTGTTTGGGCTAATGGTCAACAAGACACTCAGGTTGTTTTTTCTCCCAACCCTCACGGTAGGTTTAGAATCAGTTGGATGCCTCCTGAAAACTTGAGAAACGTTGTCCGCTTACATCGAAACAAAAAAGTTGCTCCTAATCCAGAGCTTGGGGTAGGAGGTGTAGACTCTTACGATCTTGATTCTACTGTAGACGGGAGAGGATCTAAGGGAGCTTTGCACCTGTACAACAAGTTTCACATGGAGCACCCTTCAAACACCTTTGTTTTAGAATATGCTTCACGTCCTCCCCTGGCAAAAATCTTCTATGAAGATGTATTGATGGCAGCTTTCTTTTACGGGTATCCTATCTTAATTGAAAACAATAAGTACGGTATTGCAAGATACTTTGAATCAAGGGGTTACGATGGCTACTTAATGGATAGACCGAGACACTTGATGAGTCCTAACGCCAAGGTTAATGTCAAGACCAAAGGCATCCCTTCGAACTCTCAAGATGTTATCCAGGCCCATGCTCAGGCGATAGAAGCATATATACACAATCATGTTGGATCTAATCCAGAAACAGGAGAGGTAGGCAACATGCCATTCAACAGAACTTTAGAGGATTGGATTGGATTTAAGATTGATAACAGAACTAAGTACGACCTTACAATAAGTTCTGGTTTGTGTCTATTAGGTGCTCAAAAAGCAAAGACAAAAAAGAAAGAGTCAAACTTCTCTGAAAAGAAGTTTCTTAGGTCTTTCAAGCCTTACTAACTCTTACTCATGTATTTGCTATATTTGCATAAATCTGCCTATATAGATGTACGGAGGTAACAACAAAAACGCTGGGAGTAAGAACTTCCCAAATCCACTTGCATCTCCCCAAGAAAAGGAATCTTATAAATATGGGAAGGATTACGCCAAGGCGATAGAAAGGCAGTGGGGGAGTATACAGGACAGCGGGTCTATTTTTAAGAGAAGATCTGACACCTTCGATAAGAATAAAAAGTACGCTAACGGAACTCAAGAGACAGCGATATACAGAAAGCTTCTTACTTCTCTTGACCCCAACGGATCTGATGGAACGCTTTTGAATCTGGATTTTACTCCAGTGCCTATACTTCCAAAGTTTGTTCGCATCGTTGTCAACAATGTCTTGTCAAGAAAACCTCAACCTAACGTTGAGGCTATAGACCCTTTGTCTTCTACACAAAAAGACAAAGAGAAAAAGAAGATGGAGGCAGCTGTTATTGCAAAGCAACAGCTGCTGAAGCTCAAGCAAAACACAGGGCTTACTATTGGACCAGACCCAGAGACTATTCCAGACTCACTGGAAGAGGCTGAGATATTTATTGGTACTAGCATAAAGACAGATGCAGAGGTCGCTGCTCAGATGGCGGCTATGATGACTCTGGAGTGGAACGACTTCACTGACACTACGTTTAGAAGATGTGTCAACGATCTGGTTTCTTGTGGTCTGGCGGTAGTAAAAAGATCTAACGATCCGAACTATGGTATTGTAACTCAGTATGTTGACCCCTCTGAGTTCGTGCATAGCTTTACTCAAGACCCCAATATGAATGACTTGGCGTATGCGGGTCACGTCAAAAGAATATCTATATCTGAACTCAGAAGAATCTCTGCTGGAGAAATTGACGAGAAAGAAATAGAGAAGATTGCACAGGGCGCTTCTGGCAAGTACGGCAACAACAGCTCTAAGCTTCACAAGAAGTCTTACAACAACCTCACCAATACGATGGACTACGGATATGATGAGTATCTGGTTGACGTCCTAGAGTTTGAGTTTAAGTCTGTTGACTGCATATACTTCGAAGAGAAAGAGAGCAGACACGGGAACACTGGTTTCTACTACAAAGGATATTCATACAAAGAGAAGGCAGGCAGTGTCTTTGAAAGGACTCCACATAAGATGGAGATCGAAACCGTATACGGGGGTCAATACGTTTTGGGTTCTGAAATATTGTTTGACTACGGCAGAAAAAAGAACATCCCCAAAAACGCTCACGACTTGAGCAAGGCAAATTTGTCTTA